GGTATAAAAAAATCAGAATATACAGAAGGTGTTTATTTTGTAACACCCAAAGCACTTGAAAAACTTGAAGAAAAATACACTTGCGCTCGTTATGATATTCATTCGTTAAACAACTAATCGCAACGCCCTGAGCAAGGCGCAAAAAGGCTCAATACCTTAGTAATAACCTTAAAACACTATATCAAAATGAAAAATACCGATAAAAAAACAGTCTTTTACCTTGCTTGGCAGTTTGCACGCCAAACTGGTTTATCATTCAGTGAATGCCTCAAAAAAGCGTGGGCAAATATCAAACTCAAAGCTAAAATGAGCACCCAGATAGTACGCTTTTATTTTCAAAAAGTAGACGGATCAACTCGTGAAGCGTGGGGTACATTACGCCCCGATTTGCTACCCCAAACCGAGCACTCTCAACGCAAAAGCAATAATACTGTACAAGTATATTTCGATACCGAATGCCACGAGTTTCGCTGTTTTAAGAAGTTCAACCTTGTAAGTATCGCATAAAATCACTATTTTTGCAACAAATAACGCCTTTCTAAAAAATTACTAACTTTTTACTAAATCACAAAAGCGTTATATAGCAACAATCGCCGTACCTTTGCCCTACCAGCGGGGTAGAGCAGTAGGCTAGCTTGCGTGTTTAACTTGCACGAGGTCGCTGGTTCGAGTCCAGCCCCCGCAACTAATAAAATATCACAATATGAAAGTATTAACATTACAAATCAAACGCCCTTATTTAGAAGATATTCTATCAGGGGCAAAAACAAAAGAGTATCGTGAAATTCGTCCAAAGAATGCTGATAAGTACGTTATCCAAAATCCAGAGGCAGAAGATGAAGACCAGTGGCTTCAACCAGTAAAGTATGATGCTATTAGGTTTTTCAATGGTTATGCAAGCAACCGTCCTGAAGTACTTATTGAAATCACCAACTCTGAAATTGAACTATCTATTGATGAAAATGGTGAAGAAATCACCTACGAAGAAGATGGTCAAGAGTACATCGAAGCCCAAATGGTTTATACATTAGGCAAGGTGATAAGTAAGAAAAATATTTAATAATCCTTTAAAACATTCAGCTGAGTTAGAAAGACACAAATCCAAAAACAAATCAACAGAACATCGGGTATTAGTAGAGTAGCCCGATATGGTAGAAATCAAAAAGGTCAAGCGTTGTCAGCACAACAACGTAGGCGAAACGTATATGCTGCTGTTAGAAAACAAGCAGGACTTTCAGCGGGTTAATATATGAATATCTACCAACACACACAGCAAGTAATAGACACGGTTAAGGCTAAAACTAACCGTGTTTTGCTATTTTATTCCTGCGGCAAGGATAGTATTGCACTACTACACTGGTGCGCCCAAAACTTCGATGAAGTGGTATGCGTATTTATGTACTTTGTAAAAGACCTTGAACATATCAATAAATTCATAAACTTCTCAAAAAAGCAATACCCTAACATCTCATTTATACAGCGTCCTCATTACGCCCTTACTTATATCAATAAATCAGGGTTATTCTGTACCCCTCAAAATACACGTATACTCAAACTATCAGATATTATACAATCAGTACGCCTCGAAACACAAATTGAGTACGTATTCTTAGGAATGAAACAATCCGATAGTATGAATAGGCGTATAATGTTACGACAATACGAAATGCAAGCCATTTCACCTACAAAACTCGTGTATCCTTTTTCTCTATGGAAGGACAAAGATGTATTGCGATACATCAGTAATAATCGATTACCCAAACCCATACAATACAGCAATAAAAAAAGTAATGGGATAACCTTTGACCTCGATGTATATCTATACCTACGTGAGCATTACCCTAATGACTTGCAGAAAATATTAGATGTTTACCCATTATCTGAAAAAATACTATTTGATTATGACCAAAAAAACAAAAACACCCAAGGAACTATATAAGCAAAGTGAAACGATCACCATACAACGTTCACAAATAAACTTTGCCCCTTTCAATCCTAAAAGGCATACAGACGAGCAAATAGCACAAATGCGTAAAAACATCAAAAATGTAGGATTTTTAGGAGGCATTATTTGGAATGAACAAACCTCAAACCTCGTAGATGGGCACAAGCGAGTAATGTCCCTTGATATTATCCACAAGTACGATGGTACACCCGAAACTGACTACACAATCAAAGTAGAAAAAGTGTCTTTTGACCTTAAAACAGAAAAGGAACAAAATATATTTCAAACGCGCTCGCGTACCGAACTTGACGAAGAACTAATGAGATCACTTATTCCTGATATTGATTACCTCAATGCAGGGCTTGATGATTATGACCTCAATCTATATGCAGTCGATTATTCTTCCTTTGAAGTACCCGACCTATCACAAGCTATAGAAGATACATACGCTCCCATAAAGCAAGAAAAAGACATTGAGCGAGAAATATCCAATGAAGAGAAAAAGCAACAAGTCAAAGAAGCAAAAGAAGCTATCAAACAACAAGCTATTGAAAAAGCCCAAAATTTAGATGCTTACGTAACGCTTTCCTTTGATAACTGGAAAAACAGAGAAGCCTTTATGCTCCGTATGGGGTTTGACCCTGAATTTAAAATGATAAAAGGGGAAACACTATCGGCAAAGGTAGAACGCATAGACTAATAACATTTAATAACTTTTGATATGAAACCCCGTAAGAAAATAGATAACGAAAAATACACCGATGAGGAACTAAAACAAGCCCTTATCAAAGCCAACGGACAACCTACTAAGGCAGCCGAAATACTTGGTGTTACCTATCCATCTGTATATGGGCGTATTCGTAAAAACCCAGAATTGGAAATCGTCCAAAAAGCATATCGAGCGCGTACATTCAATGATGTATCTAACTTGGTATCTGTTATTGCTATTATGGGCGTTATCCGTGAACCTCTCACTGATGAAGAAGGTACGGTAATACCTAATCAATTCCGTGAAGTGCCAGTAGACTACAAAACACGAATGACCGCAATGCAAACTGTACTATCCACTTTCAAAACCGATGAAGGTATAAAAGAGGAAGTTTCTGTACAAGGTTCTATCGACATCGCTCAGTGGCTCAAAAGCAATAGCAAAAGTAATGATTAAAACACAACCCGTATATAATCCCCTATATCTGAATAAAGATAAGTTCATTATCATACTTTCAGGAGGTCGAGGCAGTGGCAAGTCGTACAACGCATCTACCTTTTTGGAACGCTTATCTTTTGAAGCGGGGCATAAGATACTATTTAGCCGTTATACTATGGTATCAGCCCATAGTTCTATTATCCCAGAGTTTGAGGAAAAGATAGAAGCAGAAGGTACACAAGCGTATTTTAATATCACCAAAACAGCTATCAAAAACACCTTTTCAGGTTCTGAAATACTCTTTAAAGGTATCAAAACTTCATCAGGTAACCAAACGGCTAACCTTAAATCATTACACGGTATTACCACATTCGTAGGTGATGAAATGGAGGAATGGATATCAGAAGAGGACTATGAGAAACTAATACTTTCAATCCGTCAAAAAGGCAAACAATTGCGGGTTATACTCATTCTGAACCCCTCCAATGCCGAGCATTTCATTTATAAGAAGTACATTGAAAAAACGCATAAAATAGTAAATATTGACGGTGTAGAAGTACAAATATCCACCCACCCCGATGTATTGCATATTCATACTACCTACTTTGATAATAAAGAAAACCTCAATGAGCAGTTTTTTAAGCAGATTGATGAAATCAAAACCCAAAGCCTCGCACAAGCCAACGATGAGCAAGGCAAATTCAGTCAGTCCTTGTTCAATAAAACCAAATACGCACAAAAAATCATAGGACGCTGGGCTGATGTATCCGAAGGGGTTATATTTACCGATTGGGAGATTGGAGCATTTGACACCTCATTACCTTACGGGTACGGACAAGATTACGGATTTAGCATTGACCCTGATACACTCATCAAAGTAGCCGTGGATAATCGTAGCAAAATCATCTACATTGATGAAAAATACTATAACAACAAACAATTATCCTCTGATGGGCTTTACCAGCTTAATAGCACTTTGATAGACCGATCCGATGACCTTATCGTAGCCGATAGTGCCGAGCCTCGGCTGATTGCAGACCTAAGAGACAAAGGGCTAAATATTGAACCTTGCGAAAAGGGAGCAGGAAGCGTATCGGCAGGTATTACTACTATGCTCAATTATAAGTTAGTGGTAACACCTAATAGCTTCAACGTAATGAAAGAGTTAAAAAATTACGCTTGGAACGATAAAAAAGCAGGTATCCCCATAGATAACCACAACCACGCTATAGATGCTATCCGTTACATCACAATGAAGCTACTAAGTGGAACAAATAACAACCTATATCAACTCGCCTCAATGATTTAAAAAATATAGCAATATGAACGAACAATCTATTACACAAGAAGAATTTAAAACAAACGCTACAACTGTAGATATTGAGCCTTACAAACGCCAGTACGATGTAAAAAAGCACGATATATTCCAAAACAAACACAAATATCCTGACCAGTCTATTTTGATACCAATCACAGATGAAGAGGGTAATCCTATGTTAGATGTTAACGGAAAGGAACGTTTTAGAAAAAGTTATCGCGCTCTCAATCGTGTAGGATTACCTTACCAAAAACGTATTGTAGATATTGCCACGATGTTTCAAACCGCTATCCCTTACAAGTACACCGCTGAGGATAGTCCACTATTTACTGCCTTTCAGTCAGTTATCAAGGCTAATAAAATGAACTTTTCAGACAGCAAAATATGTACAGAGGTAAAACGTTATACGCAAGTAGCTGAATTATGGTATTTAGAAGAGCAAGTTAATGAAAAATATGGCGTAAAATCCGACTTTTTGTTGTACCACAAAATACTATCCCCCGAAAAATATAACCTATACCCTCGCTTTGACGACAATGATAACCTAATATCATTTGGAGTTGAAAGCACAAGTAATGACGGTAAAAAAAATATATTCCAAGCCTTCACTGCTGAGTTTATATATACTTTCACTACTGAAAACGGACAAACTACTACCGAAGTGAAAAAAAATATCATCGGTAAAATACCAGTGGTATTGTACCAGCAAGATAAACCCGAATGGGATGCTGTACAGCACCTTATTGAGATTGCCGAAGTACAACGTACCTACTTCTCTGAAAGTAACAGAAAATTTGGCGAACCTATTCTAATGATAGCAGGCAAAGTCGAGGGGAAAATGTCAGGTAACAACACGGGCGGTAAAGTCTTTGAAGTAAAAGATGGTGGAAACGTGCAATTCGTCGTACCTCCTAATGCTAATGAGAGTTTCGACAAAGAAATGAGTATGAACCGCCGTGATATACACGAGTTCTCACACACCCCCGACCTTTCTGATGAGTTCTACGCTGGCAAAGGCAATATGCTATCAGGCGTAGGGCGCAAACTCGCTTGGCTACCCGCACACCTCAAAGTGAAAGACAATGAGGCTATATTCATACCCGCCCTACAAAGGCGTATCAATATCATTTTAGCCTTCCTTTCAAAAATGTATTTGCCATTCGAGAAAGAACTGAAAGATATAGATATTACCCCCATCATCACCCCTTTCGATATTGATGATGATACCGAAATGATACGTACCCTTACAGAAGCTAATGGTGGCAAGCCCCTTATATCACAGCGTGAAGCAATGCAGCGCTTCGGTATCACCGACCCTGAATCCCAATTACAGCAAATCAAAGACGAGGAAAATAGCAACCTCAATGAAGCAAGTATCTAATGAACTATGATGATCAACATAGAAAGCACCTAATGGCATACCTACAACAGATAGAACGATTGTTTTATCAGCTTGTAGGTACAGCCGTTTTTATAGCCCTCAAAACAGATTATAAAGAAATCATCGCAAGTACATTATTCTCATTTGCTACTACCAAAAAGGGGAAATCCTTTGAAAAGGAATTAGCTAATTTCAGCAACCAATTAGACCAAATCATAAAGCAAGGTATCACCAAAGAATGGGCATTTGCCAATATCAAGCAGGATAAGCTACTAAGAGAAGTACTAACTAAATACAAAAACCTCGAAGCCCTCGAAACATTCAAAACACGTAAGATTAAAGATTTTACCGTTTCCGACCGTGTATGGGACATTGCTAAAAAAGCACAAACAGAATTAGAACTCGCCTTATCTGTTTCCTTAGAGGAGGGTAAAAGCGCGGTACAGTTAAGCCGTGAGATACGCAACCTATTGAACAATCCTACCGCCCTATTTCATAGAGTTAGGGACAAATATGGTAACCTTGTACTAAGTAAGAACGCCCAAAACTATCACCCTGGGCAAGGAGTGTATAGAAGTGCCTACAAAAACGCTTTGCGACTTGCAAGTAATGAGATTAATGTAGCCTATAAGTCCGCTGATTGGTTACGGATACAGCAAAACCCTGATGTAGTAGGCTTTGAAGTACGCCTATCCCCACAGCACAAAGTCTATGATATGTGCGATGAACTCAAAGGCAAATACCCCAAAACATTCCACTTTCACGGCTGGCACGTAGGCTGCAAGTGCCATATAGTGAGTATTCTCAAAACACCCGATGAACTCATCAAGGAATTAAAAGCTGATGAAGAATTACCCCCCGAAAGTTCATCTAATTACGTAGGTGATGTGCCGAGTAATTATAAGCAATGGGTAACAGATAACAAAGATAGGTTCAAGAATTGGAAAACAAAGCCTTATTTTATTGAGGCTAACAAAGGTGTTATAGTGCCAACAATGAATGATGATATTATTCTAAAGAGCAGATATAATAACATTACATTTTCAGAAAAATATAAAGGTAAGAGAGGGGGAATTGTAGAAGTGTTTAATAATGGTAAACAGAGAAAACAAGAGTACAATAAAAATCTAAATGCACTAAAAATACTCGCTGATACGGGAGAAAGATATAGAATGCTTCCTATTATAGAAGATGGAAATAAAAACCCAGATGCATTTAACCTAAAAACTAAAAAATATACTGATATAAAAATTGCAGAAAGTACTAATGCTAAAAATATCATTCAAAGCGCAATGAAAGAAGCAAGTAAACAAAAAGCAAGTGAAGTTATAATACATCTACCTATAAAGCCTGATAGTTATAAACAAATGTATAGGTCGTTAAGAAGTAAACTCAATGAAGGACATTATCAATCATTAGAAGTTTTAACAGTTATATACCCTAATAATCAAGTAAAAATATACAACCTTAACAGAATAAGAGAGTATATAAAAAAGACACCTCAAATATAATTGCGCATTATATTTGAGGTGCTGGGGGTGCGGTCTATAGTGGCACGAAGCCACGTACCTCACCTTGTAAAGTTCATAAATACCCTTTACAACACCGCAAAGATACAACAATATTTTTAAATAGCAAAAAAGACAATGAAAATAAACAACATCAACATACAAACCACTTACAGCACTTACTTGTTAGATAGCAATTACAAAGACCTTCTTTGCTTTCCTCCTCTCAAAAAACTATTTTCCAACGATTGGGCTGAGTACTATGGTAAAGAGTACGACACCGATAGCCCTAAACTCGATACCATTCAGATCACTTTATCATTTTTTAGTGAAGCAAACCAGTACGAACCATTCATCAACTTTCTTACGGCTCAAACTTACAATACATTCCACTTTGAAGAACTCAATAAAACATTTCAACTTCGATTAGTATCAGTAAAAAAAGCCAAAAAAGAACAAACATACATCAGCTACGATATTACTTTTGCTTCCGATTTTCCTTTGGAAGGTTATACCTATACCGCCCCCAATGCTACACTACCCATTTCAGGCTTTACCATTGACGATATAGATATATCCAAATATGGCATTTATCTACTTGAAGAAAACCAAAATACACTCCTAAAAGATTACGAGGTAAAAGAACACCTCACTATCAATAATACAGCCATTAGTGGCGTACA